TTTCTCCTAATTAAGCAACTAAACCGGGTAAATACACTGTTTTCCCGTTCTGTTTGGTTGCGGTCAAAACCTGTTTTCGTAGATCTTCCGGCACATAACTAACGTGTACCCAGCCTGAATCTGGAATGCCTACAGTATAAAACTCAAGGATAACTTGAGTAAAGTCCAAATTATCAGCAATCCATTGAGCCAGTTTAGCGTTTGCAACTCCCGGAATTTCAATATCTGCCGCCATTCCACGGACATGGTGACTAGAATCTTTAGAGCCAATGGCCCGATTGACAGGAAGGGTCCTTAAAGCGCTATTGACCTTGACGCCACGGTTAAAATGATCTCGGGCGGGTTGGAGGACCTTTTCCGCTAATGTTTGCAGTGCAACAAGCTGTTGCTCATTAGGCTCATTTTCCAGACCAAGGCGCAAAGCCGTCTCGGATTTGGTCATTTCGTGCAAAGTAAAGTTCTTGGTCAGGTTCACTTCAACGCCTTCCTAAGCTCCTCAGCCTTATCTTTGCTTCCCATACTGCTACCAAAATAATAACTGGCAATCTGAGTCACCAAAGCACTTAAAACACCTAAAACATAAATTAAGATGTCTTTGCCTTCGGGGGTAACGTCCACAAAAATGATGACCACGAATAGGGCAAAACTGAGGCCCGTAACAGAAAGAGCCAATACTGGAGTGATAATCTTGTTAATGAGAGGTGCATATTCAGACATTGCGATCTGAGCTTCTCGCTGTCGGGCTGAGTCCAAATCTTTTGCATACAGTTCTACCTCCTTCAATTGCCCTTCCTGAGCAAGTTTGGCAAGGTCTAATTTAGCTTTGGCTGCGGCCTCCGGGTCAGGCATGACCCGATCCAAGACTTTCTCGCCAATACTTAAAATTGTGTCTAAACCAATCATGTTTGTTCTCCAACAGGCACGGGAATACAAGTTGTTCTGTAAGCAGACACACTATCGTCAGCCTCAAGGATTGCCATAACATCTGCATTGCGTTTCTCGCAAACAGCAACGGTTGTGAGTTGCCGGTCATAGATGAAATTGCATTCACCGCTAACTAGGCACATAAAAGTAACAGCGATGAACATCATGCTCTCCCCATGCTTATTAGTTCAACAGCCATCCACAGAATCGAGATCATTCCAGCCGAACCCGCAAGAATCAACCCGCCTGTAAAGCAAGCTTCAAAAAAGGCCCGTCGGCGTATAAGCTGATCTTGAATGGCCTTGATCCGCTGCTCACGAATCCTGCGTCGAATACTATAAAACTCCCGCAGCCCGTCCATACCCAAGTGGCACAGGCCACCGTACAAGAATTGATGCCGAATGTCTGCTTCCATCTCCCGCATCTTGACCTTGGCGGCGTAGGCATCAAAGGCTTGCTTGGTGTCGTTACTAAAGTCGAGCTTCTTAAATAACGGTGGTTTCTTGGGTTTGTCCGATATCTGCTCTAATACATCAGCGGCTTGCGCCCAAGTAGACAGTTGGCCCCAAACATCCTGAACCTCACGCCCAACTTCGACAGCTTTTTTGATGCCGCCCCAAATGGCTGAAATAGTGGCTAATGCGGTGATCGGGTCCATGGTTTAAGCTGCAATAGGTGTCCAAATAGCTTCTTCATCCGGTGCAATCGGACCCCACGCATCACTTTCTTCTGGCGTAACAGGTGTCCAAATATCTGTAAATGGGGGCACAATGTTGCCCCAAACTAAAGCCTGACCTATTGAGCCGGTCGCAGAAACCCCCGTTAAAGTCACAGTAACTACCTGTGTCTGGGAGATGCTGACGTTTCCTATTCTACCATTACCGGAGACCCCTGAGACAAGAACATCTTGTCTTAAAGTAGCCTCAGCATCGCCGACACTAACCGTTCCCTGTACCCCGGAAACCTCTGCTGTTATGCCAATTGCGACACTGGGGCCAAAGACTTCCGCATTTGCCGCAACCGACCCAAGAACAACCACAGAGGAGCCTGTGGTTGTAACCCCAGAGACACTTCCTGTAGCAGAAACACCAGTTGCAAACGCATCTATTGAGATGACTGCAAGGGCTTCCCCAACACTTCCATTGGCAGAAACACCAACTAGAGTCGTTAAGCTGTCCGCAGAAACTTCTGACTGTCCTATCTGACCAAGAGCTTGAACTCCAGTGACAAAAACCGTGGCATCTTCTGTAGTGTTAACCGTAACAGAGGAAACGTTACCCTCTGCGGAGACACCAATCGCATCACTTTCAACCGAAGAGCTTACCTCTACCTGTCCTGTAGCTCCTTCTGTAGAAACACCAACTAAAGTCGTTAAACTGTCCGCAGAAGCTTCAGATTGCCCTATCTGACCAAGAGCTTGAACTCCAGTAACAGCAATGGCAGTGTTTTCAGTAGTGTTAACCGTAACAGAGGAAACGTTACCCTCTGCGGAGACACCAACCGCGTCACTTTCAACTGAAGCGCTTACCTCTACCTGTCCTGTAACCCCTTCCGCAGAAACACCAACTAAAGTCGTTAAACTGTCGCCGAATACAGCTGGCGATCCAATCCCTCCAGTACCCTGTACCCCCACCGGTTGAGCAACCGCCCCTATTTGGGGAATACCTATTTCCCCTGTACCTTGGACACCAGTAAGCTCAACAAGTACCGTTGAAGTAACTTCGAGTTGTCCAACAAAGCCCTCTGCGCTTAGCCCGGTGATTAAAACAGGTGTTGCAACTTCTGCCGTGGGAGAACCAACAAAACCCTCTGCAGAAACAGAGCTTACTTCTGTAACAACCGATGATTGGATGGTGCTTTGTCCAACAACACCTGTTCCAGAAACTCCTGTAACAAGAGTGGAAACGTCTGTTTTAGCTGTTGCAAACCCTACTTCTGCAGTTCCAGAAACTCCTGTAACAAGAGTGGAAACGTCTGTTTTAGCTGTTGCAAACCCTACTTCTGCAGTTCCAGAAACTCCAATGACAAATACTTCAACAGAGGATGTTGTTTCTACCGTAGGAGAACCAACAAAACTTTCTGCTAAAACAGAATCTGTCTCAACAACAACTGAAGATCGGATGGTGCTTTGCCCAACAGTGCCTGTTCCAGAAACTCCAATGGCAAGCGCTTCAACAGAAATACTAGACTCAAACTGACCTATTTCCCCTGTTCCAAAAACTCCTGTAGTAACGGCAACAACATCTGTTTTGACCGTAACAAGCCCTACTTCTGAAGTACCAGAGACACCAGTAACAAGGGCATCTGAGCTACCTAATGCCGTTGCAACGCCAACTTGCCCTGTTCCAGAAACTCCGGTGACTGCGGTCTCACTTGAGATAACAACCTCAGGAGAACTTACCTGACCTTCACCTGAAACGCCTGTAAGAAATGTGGTCGCATCGCCAGTGACTGCTAGAGATCCTGTGGCACCGGAAGCTTCTACCCCGGAAACAAAAACGTTGACAGAAGAGGTGCTTTCAACACTTCTAACGGAAGCTTGTCCAGAAACCCCAGTAACGTCTACGGCAACGTCCTCGACGATGAAAATCGTTGCTTGACCAATTTGTCCGCTGGCTTCTACCCCTGTGGGGAACACTGTTACAAATCGTTGCCCTGTAACAGTGGTCTGTCCAATTTCCCCAACGAGGGCATTTGGAACTGTTGAGGCTGTTCCCCAACCTCCTTCTCCCCATCCAATATCTGTGGCATTCCAGCCATCAAAGTAGAAGGCAAAATCCCCTTGTTGCCCAGCACTTGTCTGACCAATACCACCAGTAGCGCTTACTCCGGTGAGGTCTACCGTGACATCTGTAAAAGCATTAACGGTTACAGGGCCGACTTCTCCTGTTGCCTGAACACCCGTTACAGGGACATTGACAGAGGCTTGGACGTCGGCTTGGGCAATACCAATCGCACCGGTTGCCTGAACACCAGTGACGAATACAGTAACGTTGCCCTCGGCACCTACCGCCGGAAGTGCCGAAAACGGACTTTCTGAAAAGGCGGAGATGCCGAACATGCCCGTTGCCCTATGTCATTTACGTGAATTCGGAGAAAAGATGCTTGCGCTTGGCCTCTCCAAGATTTCTATCTAGGATGCGTCGAGCGTGATTCATCATTAAAAGGCCTAATAACGTCAGTTCTTCCTCATTATCCGTCATTTGGGTCTGTCGGACAATGGGGAGTATGAGCTCAGCTGACCGTGTTTTGATCTCTTCTGGCGTCATGATTAGACCTTAGGCAGCGGTTCAGAAGGTGGATTGAAGCCTGCGGTGTTATAACGGGCATAGCCTTTTGTAATACGCAGGTCGTCGATGTAACAAATAGCAGCACTAGTGTTACCGTCAGAAGCAATATGTACAGCGCCTGTTCCGGGGCCAAGATAATTTGTTGTATCGGTATAATCTGATCCTGTCTGGGTGCCATCAATAAACATTTTTGTAGTTCCAGAAGATCTTTGTACAACAACATGGAACCATTGGTTTATTGGAATTGTTGAAGAAATAATCCTGTCACCAGAACTGATATACCAGCGTAAAGTTGATGCATAAAGTAAAAGTGATGGGTACGCCCCATTTGTTGAAGAATTTGGCCTCCCATCATAAATATTTCCTTGGTCACCCCCGACAGAATAAAGCCACATTTCTAAAGTAAAATCTCCCGACCCAAAGGCAAGGACTGGGTTGTCGCTTATTGTTAAAAAATCCCCCGTCCCATCAAAGTACAAGCTCCGATCGCCTTCGTTCTGTTGGAACGGACCACGGCTGGAGATCTTGGCGTCACCATTACGGGTGATTGTGAAGTTATTGGTAGAACTGTCTGTGAAGTTGTAGGTGTTACAGGTGAGTAGGGAAGTACCTGAGACTGCGGTGAGTGGTTCGGTTGGAGGGTCAAACGTAGTGCCGTCTGGGTAGGCACATACACCTTTAAGAATTCTGATATTAGAAATGTATCCGTTAAAATTGCCAGTCCCGTTTTGGTTTGCCCCAATTCTGTTCGTCAAACTTGTGTCCGTTTGGGTATTGGCGTTTGTCGCGGTTGTGTACTGAACTCCGTTTATATAGGCTCGCAATGTCCCGCTTTGACGAACAAAAGCAATATGCTGCCATTGGTCTGTAACGATAGACCCAGCAGAACTTGTTAATGTGCTTGTAGCGCCACTAGTACTTCTAAACCACATTTGCATAGTGTTATTAACTTGACGCATTTCTACAATGGCATTAACACTTCCATACATCTTCAGAACAACAAGCTCTGACCCACTAACTGTTGTTGGGTATATCCATGCCTCTGTTGTAAAGTCGCCGGTGTCAAAAACAAACGCAGTGTCTGAAGGCACTGAAAGATAATCCCCACTACCATCAAAGTACACGCTGTGGTTAGCGCGATAGGGTGTTTCTTGCACGGTCCGTGCATTGCCAACCGTCTCTAAAACATTCCGGCCTACATAGTCATAAATCGCGGCGTTGTTGCCACAAGTCAGGAGAGTGGTGCTGGGGATTGGATCTAAAGGTGCTTGAGGTGGAACAAAGCTGCTGGTATAAGTTGGAGGTCCGTTTATTATTCTAAAATTAGAAATGTAGAACTTTGATGCATATGTTGTGGTTTGACCAAAAGAACCAATACCAAGAGCAGTTTGTGAAAACGTACCAGTATTGCTTTGACTGCCTTGGAAAACACCGTTATAGAACAGCCGTATCGTACCGTTTGATCTACTGACACATACATGGTTCCAAGAATAAGGTGTATAGCCAGTTGCAGTGATGTAATTAGAGGCTAAGTTGTTTATCCTAAATGATCCATCTATCAGAAAGGCCCATGATCCAGAAACATTTCCAGTGCCTAGTAAATAAGTGCCTGATGCCAAACTATAGTACCAGAAGCTTATCTCAAAATCACCTACTAATGGTTGAGCTGTTGTTGCAAGATAATCAGTACCATCTAAGTACACCGATCCACCATGCGCGGCAGGGGTGTACTCAACATCAGTCGTGACCGTCTCACCAAAAGGATTGAACTTCGTCGGTTGGCTATTGCCATTCACCGTGATCGAAAAGTCATTAGTACTGTTATCAATCGCAGTGGGGGATTGGCAGGTGAGAAGAGAAGTATCTGAGATTGCGGTGAGCGGCTCAGTTGGTGGTGTGAAATTGGATGTATAGACTGCGGTGCCTTTGACAATACGGACGTTTGAAATGTATCCCAAATAAGGGAAAGAGGACCCTCCACCATCGGTTCCAATTCTAACTACCCCAGAAGCATAGCTAGTAGAATTAGTAAATTGTTGGCCTACACCATTGATATACACGCTAAATTGATTTGTACCTGTGCCACTTCTAACATAAGCTATGTGGTTCCAACTGTTAAAATTGAGTGTTGCAGTTGTTGTTCCATCAACAGTAATCAGCGAACGACCATAAAAAATAGTTCCGTTGGCATTCAGTCCCGATGAAAACCCGCTTCCAGTATCATTAGCAAGAAGAACTTTATAACTACTACCAAAAGATGGAGAATATAACCAGAACTCTATGGTGAAATTTTCAGTACCAGATACACTAGAAGCGCTAGGGGATTGCAAGCTATCCCCACTACCATCAAAATACACGCTGTAGCTGTCTAATGCTACGGTTTGAGGCAAGAACGGTGAGAACGGCGTGATCTTAGAGTCGTTAAATCTTGTGATTGCTAATCTAGAAGGACTCTCATCATTAAATGTGGGTGAGCGTAATAGCAATAACGAAGCGCTAACGCCGCTAGATGTTTGTGGTGCAAAAGGTTCTGTTGGCACTGGTATAGAAGATGACGTTATGTCATAGATAGCGCTTGTAAATACTCGGAAGTTAGAAATATAACCCGGCCAATATCCATCAGCAGTACCAAATAATTTTGTGGCTCCTCCATACGAGTTTGTGTCTGCTACAGCCGCTGCAAGAGGTTGTCCATCTACATAGCACCTGACGTTACCTGATTCTCTGATAATGGCAAAGTAGTACCATTGATTTGGGTTTAGGCTAGATAAACTTCCTAAATTTTTGGCAGCACCAGACACACTCTGTCTAGTAACCAAAAGAGTTCCTGATGTACTAGAATATATGGCGAACGCTCCATTACCACCATCTGTTATATCATATGCATCGTTATAAGTATCGTTCTTATATCCCCACCATTCTACGGTAAAATCTCCCGTACCAAAAGCTGGGAAGCCAGTAACTCCCAAATAATCTGAACCATCAAAGTACCCAGACCACCCACTCGGCACATAGGGCGAATAGGACCCTACAGAAGCATTACCGTTCCTTGTGATGACATTCTTGATGCCACTCTCATCGATGGGTTGGCTGTTGTTATAGCTAACACGATTTTGGAGCGTGAGCAGACTTGTATTGGTTACAGAAGTCAGGGGTGTGGATGGGGGGACAAAGTTTGCGGCGTAGAGTGCGGTGCCTTTGATGACACGAAGGTTGGAGATGTAACCTGTATAGTTATAAGTTGTCGGGGTCGTTACTTGAGTAGTCCCTATAATCGTCCAAGAGTCATCAGTTAAGTTATTAGTAAAAGCGGTTCCTCCATCGCCAACACCATTGACATAGACGGTTAAAACTCCAGACTTTCTGACCCAAGCAATGTGATTCCACTCGTTTAGTGTGGTTGCTTTGCCACCTTTAAAACTACCAGAATATATTTTAGCGCTTCCGCTGTTTCTAGTAATGAAAACAATTCCTGTGCTGTTTATATGATTTCCAATTTCAAACGCAACGGGGTAGGTATTATCATTAGTCTGGTAAAACCACCCTTCTACTGTAAAGTCTCCTGTACCAAAGGCCATTGTTGTACTATCAGCCGGGCCCGTAAGGGTATCCCCATTACCATCAAAGTACCCAGCCCCTGTGGTGTCAGTTATTGCTGTGTTGGTATAGCCAAATGGGTTCACGCTGCTTGGTTGGCTGTTGCCATTTGCTGTGATCGTGAAGGCGTTCGACGAATTATCGACAATGGTTGGAGATTGGCAGGTGAGTAGCGATGTGCCTGAGGTATCCGTTGATGGTGTTGTTGGAACGGAGGTTAACGCCGTAGCTGTACCCTTGACTACCTTTAGGTTTGAGATGTACCCGTAAAAATAAAAGTTATTTACATCTGAGTAAAACCTACCCACATACCCAGTTGTTGTATTTGGCGTTTTAGAACTGCTTCCAGTAGCTACCGCAACCCCATTCCTGTATAAAGTTGTAGTGCTTCCGCTTCTAGTTGCACCAACATACACCCATGTATTAAGAGGCAATGCAGTTGGATCACTAAGGGTGTCTACAGAAGCGTCTGGGCCAATTCTAAGTTGTAATATGTTACTACTTGTGACAACTAACCCCACGCCAGTATTTGTCGTTCCCGGATTTGTAGTAAAAATGCCTGTGCTAGTGCTTCCGACAGTTCTATAAATCCACGCACTAATTGTGAAGTCACCGCTTAAAGTAAAGTCAGCATCGCTTGGCGTTACTAAGTAATCCCCACTACCATCAAAGTACACGCTATAGGACGCAGGATCTTGGCGGTAGTCCGTGGCAAAAGGACCGAAGCTGATGACTGTAGGTGATCCGTTATAGTTGAAAGAATATCTATTTGGGCTATTATCCAGAATACGATTAGATTGAGCAGTAAGTATTTGGGTACCAGAAACCGCTGTTTGAGGTGAAGTAGGTATTCCTGTTACTGAATAATCTATCGCAGTTCCATTTATGAAGATAAAATCAGAAACATAACCTGTGATATAACCCCCACTATTCCTACTTCCAATCAGGTTATACGTTCCAGCAGCGTACAAGCTCCCTGAAACTGTAATTGTTTTTATCCCTACACCGTTCAAGTACAGCGTCGCAGTTGACCCAGATCTAGAAACAGCAATATGGTTCCAAGTATTTAACTCAATTGTTTCTGTTGTATTCCCAGAACCACTTACCCAACCTCCGCCACTGGTACTAATATTGAATGTCAAGTTTCTGCTAGTTGTTACTTGTACCTGTACCGCAGCATACCCAGTAGAGTTTTCCCCTATTCCAAAAAAGTCCCCTACGACTGGAGTTGCTGTTAGATAATAAAATCCTCCAACAGTGAAGTCACCTGTTATATCAAGAGCAACATCTGATGATGTGACCCTAAAACTATCATTTCCATCCAGAAAAACGCTCCATCCCCCGTTGTAGGGGCTGAATGCGTTGGGTCTTGTGTCGCCGTTTGGAGTGATAACAAACTTGTTCGGTCCTTCATCTGTGATGAAGGTATTTGCCAGCGAATCCGCCAGCAACATGCTGTTTAGATTGAAGTAAGGATCATTTACAAGAGGTAAGCTGATTGATACAGCACCAACACCACCGGTACCCGTAACCGCATCAAGCGCTACGATCGCAGAGCCGATAACAGTGAGGTCATTAACGCTACCCGTTGCCTGAAGACCAGTAAGAAGAACAGGAATGACAGACTCAGCTTGGCCTACATTGGCTGTGGCAAACACACCTTGCACACCAACATAAATAGGGGTAACAGGCCACTCGTTTGCTGCTTTATAGCGAAGAGCTTCCGCTAAAGTCCAAACGCCTTTAGCCGATAAAGGACTAACCGTCGGTTCTGTGGAGGATATAAACCCGCCGGGGTACTTCGTGCTCATTTATCCTCCTTACGAGATTTCTTCCCAGCTTGCCGTTACTACAAGATCATCCGCTGATCCGGCAATCGCTCCAATCGATTGGTCTTCCTTTAGGTAAATGGAGGTTGTCTTGTCGACAACAATAAGGGAGGCATCCGCCGGTACCGCAATCGTCGATACCAACGAGTAAGCTGTTCCGTTAAGATCATCTTGGCTATAAATGTTTATCGAAATGTCCGCTGGATTGGTGCCATCAACATTTGACACCACAATCGAATTGACTTTGTAAACCTTACCACTACCCGCTGCATTGTTCACAATAGCCGTGGCAGAAGTAGTGCCTAAGGCAGTCAACGAATTGTTTCCTACAATGGACGCAGTATTCACTATGTTTGGGTTTGCCATGTCAGACCCCGAAAACTAAATTTAACGCCGTAGCCCGTGCCATCGACACAGACCTCTCAGCTGGATAAGTGACAAATACATCTTTACTTCCTGCGCCCCAATTAACTGCATTACCCGAATTCGAGGACTCTAATATTAGATCCCTGCTCAAAGTAGTGCCTGAACTGGTGTACGTTCCAATACCGACTTCCCAATTAGTTCCGTCAGTAATGGTGTAATACGTGGTGTTTCCATCCCCAATCACGGAAAACGCTTGGAAGCCCGTTGCCGCACCCCCAAGCGTAACCGTCCCCGTACCTGTGGTCGTGGTCGTTTCTTTGACTCGATCAGCAAGTACGAGGGCCATTTTTAGGCAATCCGGATAATTGCGCCCGTAGCCGTTGCGGCAGGGAAGACAATGGTGAAGGTACCTGCCGTAGAAGTCTTGTCCGAACCGAAGTCCAGAACAGCCACGGTGGGATCACCAGTAGCCGTGTCGTTATAAATTAACGCGCCACGTGCAGTGATCGTCGCAGTAGTAAACGACAAATCAGAAAAATCTGTGAGTGCCGTTGTGCCCGTGGTACTCACACCAAGCTTGGTGAGTGTGCCGCCGCCAGCAGCGTAAGAACCAGAAGCTCCTACTTCGTTAGTGGTTGTATAGGCAGTTGTTGCGGCAGTAAACGAAGCGCTGTTGTCATACAGAGCAAGTTTAAATGCGCTACCACCAGTAGCAAAGTTGTGAACACCTTGAAGAATCTCGCTCTTGAACGAGGTGCACATAAAATTTCCGGTGAAGGCCATTTCAGGTTCTCCTTAAAAAAGCAGCGGCATCTGCATAACCGCCTTTTAAACAAAGTTGTATGCAAGTAGCCCTTTCAGACTTCGATGCACGGTTAAAATACTCCAAAAGAATTTTTCTAAGATTCTCTTGAAACAATCTTGCCTGTTCTCTAATCTCAGGCGGTGCAGAGTCAGCAACCTCGATAATGCGCTTCGAGCAAAGCTCTGCCAAATCCTCCATTGGTAAGCCACCAAAATCACTGGTCTTAACCATTGGCGTCAATAAAGCACCACTTTTAAGCTCAAACATTACGACCTCACTGCTTCTGGAGGAGCCGTTAACGCCTCCTGAGACTCGATTGTACTCTTAACTTCAGAATATTGGTACATCTTAAAAACGCCGTTTTCCAAGGAAAAAACAGGCTGATCTTTGAGCCTGTGGTAGCCGTAAAGCTTCTCAGCAGAGGGAACGTTCGTGTCTAAAAGTGACGATCCTTGAGCTATCCCAACCTTAATCCCACGATCAATAGCCTTTGATAGTAAGAACTCACAACAGGCCCTACCAGCCTCAGCAAAATGGACATTGCCTTTGTAAGAGAAATCCACCCCGTACACCATCAATTGCTTAACTTTTGCTGCAATCGCAAAAGCAATGGCGTACGCCACAGTATTGTTTAGATACCATGTGCCTATGGAGTTGACCACCTCTTCCAAAGGATACTCAACCAGCCCCGGGCAGCGATCATCAAGTTCGCAAGTATAAATAGGTCCAGTATGGGAGGCTAAAACAGAACGCATAATGCCTGTTTGGCTTCCAGAATCTTCTGAATCAAGAAACCTACTTGCCGGATCCATCATAAAAACCCTGTCATGAAACACCACTCCTGCCATTGCATTAATGGCCCATACTTCGTCAATTGGTTGGGAGTGGGTCTTTGCAAGAACAAATTCTTTGTGGCTTAAGCCCATTGCCACGATCGCTACGGTTTTGTCTGATAAATCCGGGATATTTGCCATAAATTACCTTGCCTCATTTGGTGAAATAGGATTACTAGCGAGAAGTTCGGTCCTAATAAGACCATCCCTGTACTCGTCACGTCTACGTCTTCCCTGCTGCTCAATACCAAGAGCGCTAAGAGCCTCTTTGTACGAGTTACTGAAGTACCCAAGCATTTCTAATGGGCCTTTTGTATAACTATAAGCTTGTACCAAACAACCATAGAGCAGCGTTTCAGGAGCATTTTGGCTCAACCAAGTTGTTTGAGTAGTGGGGCTAAGCCCAGCGGGTTTTCGTATATATCCTAATTCCACCGTATAGGCGGCATCTGGCGTGGGAGCTAAAACAAAAGTATTTTGATTCCACACGGCGTAATACTTGGGAAAGCCTGCCTCAGTGGCATTTTCCCAATACTCTTTGGCAAAAGAAACATCCCTGAAATCCAGAAATATCTCTTCATTGCTTGCATTCTTAACAAGCATGTAGCGGTGCGTCAAGATATCCGATGGCATCGATAAAAATCTATTATTTGCAGTAAGTGGGGCAGTTGAGCTTTGACGGAATACTTCAAGGTCAATGTCTCGAAGTATTTTGTTTTCTGTAAGAAGAATAAATGTGTTAATAACGGAGTTGCTCAAGACGTTTGAGTCTGTCTCCATGTAATTCCGGATGTTTGTTACCAATTCATCATACGTCATGATGTAGTCACCGTAACCTTTCCAACCATGCCTTTAGCTGCAATAGGCTTGCCTACAGGGGCTGGTTGCATACCTACTGATTCAAACGCCATATCCCCAACTATACCAACATACACCGTTACAGGTTCTTCTCTGTCAGGGCGTGGCTCAAATAGAGCGATCGCATCGCCCTTGTATTTTAGTGGTTCTAGCTGAGGCTCTTTTGGCTCGTAGTCTTGCAAACAAACCTTAAAGCCCTTCCAATTCTTTTGGAGATCATTAAGCTTAAAAGATTGCCCACAGTAGTCGCATACACCGAGAGCGAATTTGCCACTGGCGTAGGCCACTTTATGCTCCTACATCAGGGAGGAAATAGGTGCTTGCAGTGTCTCGGTCTTCAGAAGCTGCACGGAAGAATTCTTCTTCGTACATTGCTTTTAATATCTGAGCCTTTTCGGGGGCAAACTTGACAGCTAGGTGAAAAGCTAACCCAGCAATCATGCAGGGTAGAAACCGGAAGTTGACGTCTGCTTCATTGTCATAGTCCCCAGCATCCTCAATTCGAGTGATTCGATAATGAATCAATTGATATGCGGCATCGGGGCACGGGTAAACATAAACTCTAGGCGTATTCGTCCTCTCCACATAAAACTGCGATGGACGAGCCCTATTTGTAGTTTTATTAGGAAGGTTCAAGTAATCAGCACGGCTGATTCGCTCAACGGAAATGTCGACTGCGGGACTTTGGGTTACATCACGGATAACCGCTTCCATGACGTTTACTACATTTGTAGGCAGATCAACGTATTCTGTACCAGCAGTCAGCGTTGTCGAAAAGCGATCAATTGTCCAAAGATTTAGACCCCGGTTAGCCCACTCCAAGAACAAAAGATTGAGAGACCGCCGTGCAGAGGACAGTTGATAACCCGTTGTGACACGCATGCCACAACGCTCAAATGCCTCCTCGACGATCTCATCGATCTCTAAGTTAAAGCTAGTGGTACCGGAAGTTGCCATTTAGCACATCCCGCCCTTGTTCATCTTTTTAGCTTTTTTCTCGGTCTTTTCTTTGGGGTACTTTTCCTTCATACCTTTGCCCTTAGAGGAACCCTTACTCACACATCCGCCCCCACGTGAGGCAGCACCCATTCCACGTCCAGCCATGACTTTACCCCTTCGCTGTTTTCTTTGATTTAATAAACGCAACCTTAGTAGGTGCACCTTTTGAACCAACCTTACGCATTTTCTCGCCGCTTCCAGCAGCGATGCGCTTGCGCTTAGCATGAATGTTTGCATACAAACCGGGGGGCTTTTTCTTAGCTTCGCCACCTTTGTCCTTCTTTATGGGCATCGTTTCTTCTTCACCTGACTTTGTACGGCCCATACCCCTCATTTTTTCTTCACCTGACTTTGTACGGCCCATACCCCTCATTTTTTCTTCTTTTTTCTCTTCCATCTTTTGTTCAGCAGTAAGAGGTATAGAAGCGCCAGCCTTTCCAGCCATTCCCCCTAAGTTAAATCGTTTTACTTTAGAATTTGGTTTATTTGCCATTTTTGTTCTCCGAAATCATTCGATCAATCTTATATTCCAGACGATCAAAACGATCAATGATTTGCTGCATGTCCGCCCTAAACTCAGCACGTGTTATATGATCACGGGCCATTTCTTCACGAGTTCGATTTAATAGGATGCTAATCCTATTAAGCTCGTCAAATTTACCCTTGAGCAAAAACACCATTACTCCCACCACGAAGCTTAGCCCGGCGTTCCATAACATCATTTCCATGATTTAGCACTTCCACCTTTTTCGCGCCTGCCGAAGTCGACTGTTAGGATTTTTGGCAGCTTTGGGAAACTTTGCCATCTGCCCAGCAGAACGAGCACAGAAAGACTTGCGCCTTGCTGCCCGTTTGCCAGTTGGCTTGTCCTCGGTTACAGCTGTTTGCAGTTTTGAACCCGGGTTAGCACGACGGTAGGCTCTTACACCTTTTTTCGTCATGCCAGCCCCGGATTTCGTCGAGCGAAAATTGCCCGACTTAACCGAAGTCTTGATTCCCATGCCTTTGGAGGCCATTACGCAGCCGCTCCACCACAGAAAAATAGCGTTACGCTGGTTACGTTGGCACTTGTGACATCAATAAAAATCCCGTCTTCGAACAAAACGCCGTCATTCGGGACCATAATGTCCTGCCCACCAGCCGCTGCCGGAGTGTTAATAGTCATGACCGCTGGATCAGAGGCAGTTGTTCCATTCCTAAGAATGAAGGAAGACGCCGTAGCTGTATTAGTGAAATACAGGCCTTGAAGACGCGTTCTTCCTACAACTGCAGAGGCATCAGCGGTCTTAGTGACTACTTTTACGTCACTTGAAAAACCCATGATGTCCTCCTAATTAACCAGCAGATACAGCTAGAGTTCCGCTATTGTTCCAAATAGCCCCAGCAACACCGGGATCAGAGGTGGGGATAACGATAACATTGGCAGTGCTTGTAAGCTCAGCAGCACCAGAAGCAGTAACAGTAGTGGCACTGATTGCACCAACAAACCCATTAGTGGAAGTAACTGGACCGGAGAAGGTCGTTGAGGCCATTTTGAGGCTCCTTTCGTGTAGTAGCACATCCTCATATCGTCTCTACAAAGTCTGCTAGGTCAGTCGATATGAGTATTAAATCCTAGTACTCCAATAATAAAGCAAAAAAGGGGGCTTGTCGCCCCCTTTTTCTTCCTACATTAAGCTCCGGGAGAGCCGTACATTCCACGGGGATCGGAATACCCGAAAGAATAACGCTCACGAGCCTTATAACGGACGTTACCCGTATCGAAGTCACCTTCAAAGGCGGTCTTCATGGAAACACGGTTAAACATCTTCATGCCGTTGGGGGCGTCGGTCTTGATGAACCAAGCGTCCGTATCGGTAAGGAAGTTGTTAACAGTGTAGCCCTGAGGAATCATGCCCATGTTCTTAATCGCGTTGATGTCGTTATCAGCGGTAGCGACACGGTTAGTGGACTTCATGATGCGCTCAGCGGTGAAGACGAGCTCTTTAGGAATGATGAGTTTCATTCCGCGAACAGCGATCTTCAGGCCACGCTCATCGGTAAAGCCAGCGATATCAATAAGAG